CGAGTTCATGAAGTGGGCGGCCGAGAACAACATCGAGGCCCACAAGATCCTAAAGTCCGTGGTCCACGACATGCTCATGGACGGCACCGTGTTTGTGATCCCGGTATGGACCGAGACCGTTTTCGATAACCATATCCGGACCGTGATGCCGGTATTCGAGGATGCGACCGGGCGCCGGGTGCGGGTGCCGCCGGACGTGTCGCTCGACCCCATGATGATCCAGCAGTTCGGCCTAAAGCCCGTTGGCCTGGAGGACGGGGTGAAGAGCCGCGAGGTGACCGATTTCAAAGTCTCGTGGGAGATGGTCCGGGTGCCGGACGCCTTTTTTCCGGACACCGGCGACGACTTCGCCGAACAGCCCTTCGGCCGGTTCATCTACCCGACCCTGGGCGAGCTGGAGGAAATGAGCCAGGAGAACGGCGGGCCCTACAAGAACATCGACGCCGATCTGGTGCGGCACACCGACCAGGTGCGGTCCGACGCGCCGGACGACGACGAGCAGCGAAAGAACATCCAGCACAGCGAGTACAGTAAAGAGGTGCCGATCCTCGAATTCCAACTGAAATGGCAGGGCGAATGGCACATCGCATCGTTTGCCGTTCAAAACAACTGGCGCGAAGTGCGGATGCAAAAACTGTCCGACGTGTCATGGACCAACAAAAAGACCGTCAGGCGATTTCCCGTCTTCCGCGAGACCAACGAGTCGCTGGGGACCGGCATCCCGACCAAGATACGTCACTACGCCAAGGGGATCGACGACCTGTACAACCAGATGGTGGACGCCGGCACGCTGGAGATCGCCAAACCGTTCTTCTACAACGAGCAACCCGGCTTTTCGACCCTGGATCTGGCCGTCATGCCGGGAAAGGGCATCCCGATCGGCAAGGACTCCAACGTCTATTTCCCGACGATCCAAACAAACGCGGTCCAGATGATGGCGTTCATCGAGGCCCTGCTGGGCTTTTTCGAGCGGATGATATCCCTGTCCGACTACACCCTGGGCCGGCAGTCGTCCACGGCCGGCAAGGGCGGCGAGACCTACTCCGGCATGGCTCTGATCGTCCAGGAGGGCAACACCAAGCACAACTACCAGGGCGAAACCCTGCGCGACGTGCTGGGCGAATTGTTCACCGACAGTCTCAGCCTGTACGCTCAGTATATGCCGATCGATGCCAAGCAGCGCGTATTCGAGGCCAACGAGTGGGTGTTCAAGCCGCTGGACGTGATGGCCATCCAGGGCTGTTACGACATCAAGGTGGTGGTCTCCGACGCCTCGGCCAACAAGATGCTTAACAGAAAAGAGAAGGTCGAGCTGCTGCAGATGAACGCGCAGTCGCCGGTGACCAACATAATGAAGCTGACCCAGGACGTGATGCGGTCCTACGGCATCAAGGACACCCGGGAGTACATCAACCCGAACATCCGGATGGCCATTCAGGCCGTGCTGCAGAACCCCGAGGTGGTCCAGGTGATCCAGCAATTTATGCAACAGAGCGAACAAAAGGCCCGCGACCAGCAGATCGCCGGCGAGGCCCAGGCCAACATCCGGCGCCAGGCCATCCAGCGGCAGGTCGAGCTTCCTTTCGAGGACCAGAAGCTGACCGACCAGGCGGTCGAGGGCGTCAAGCGCAAACAGATCAAGGAACAGGTAGAGGAGGCGGCAAGTGAGGGGGCTTGAATTCGAACACCTGATTGACGTGGTGCTCAAGTACCACATGGACCACTGCCGGCACATGCACATCGAGGGGGATGCCGACAAGCGATCCGTGTATTTCAACAAGGCCGAGGCGGCCCGCGAGATCCTGGTTCTGGTTTCGCTGGAGCTGGCGGAAGCCGACCAGAAGCGATTCCGGCAGCAGATGGCCGAACGGCTGAACGCCATGCACGAGGCAATGTTTTTCGACAGGAGCATTATCGGCAAATAACGACAACCTGGGCTAAAGCCTGACTGATCATCGGGCCTACGAATAATAAAGCGGCAGTGTGGTGCCACACCACTACACTTGCCGCTTTTTTATTTGCCCAACGGCAAAGGAGGAAAACATGGGGGAACAGGATCAAAAACTTGAGGGTGGATTCGACACGACGTTCATCCTCGGCGACGAGGAGGAGCAGGACGTGCCCGGCGGTTTCAACGATCCGCTAACCGGAGAGCCGCCACCGCAGGAAACGCAAACCAAGGAGGACAACCCGGATGAAGCAGCGGCGGATGAATCCGAAAAGGCAGAAGCGGCAGGGGATCAGGGCGATCAAGAGCCGGGCGCCCAAACAGAGGAAACACCGGAAACCATCGACTACGCGCAACTCCTGAAAGAGTCCGAGGAAAAGCGCCGGGCCGAGATTTCCGCACTGACCGGCCAGATCCAGACGCTTTCCAGCACGGTGGCCCAGCTGCAGCAAAAGCCCGAGCCCGAAACCAAGGAGGAAGAGGATCCGGTATTCGAAATGCCAACGGACGAGGAACTGGCCAACGATCCGCGGGGCGCCTTGGCCCGGGTGATGGAGCAGCGCGACGCGGCCTGGCAAAAGCGGCTCGACAAGGCCCTGACCGACAAGATCGGCGAGGCCGAGAGAACCCGCACCGAACAGGCCAACATCCAGAGCCAGCAGCAAAAGGCATGGCAAACCTCCGTGGCCCTGTGCCCAGAGCTGGACCAGGAGGGCTCCGAGGTCCGCAACACCATGGCCCAGGTCTATCACCAGGGCGGGCTGAAGGACGTGCCCATGGGACCGTTCTACGCTTCCGCGGTGGCCATGGTCATCCACGGCAAGGTGCCGCAGCAGGGCGAGGCCGCGGCGACCGACAAAGCCCGGGAAGAGGGCGCGGCCCTTGAGCGCACCCGGCAGGACCGGGTCAAGAAGGGCGCCATGCACGGCGGCGGCAAGGGCGGGGGCCAGAACAAGGTCCAGTTGTCCCCGGAACATCGGGCGGCTGCACGAAATATCGGAGTCAGCGAAAAGGCGTATGCCGAGGCGCTGCAGGAAATGGGGGTGAGCTGATGGCAAAGGAAAAAGGCAAAGTAGTTGCGAAAACGGAACAGGAACCGGCGGGCATTCCGGATGCGCCGGCAAAGCAAGAACCGACGCCCAAGGTGCTTATGAGCGAAGATCAGCAACGACTGGCGGCCCTGGTGGATGCCGCGGGCAAGGACGCGCCGAAGGTCGAGGACGTCAAGGACCTGTTCGTCCGGCTCGAAATGGTGATCCCCAAGATCATCCGGGATGGCTATCCGGAACGGTCCTACCGCTGGGTCGACACCGACGAGCTGGAGAAGAACCTGACCATGTTTGGCGGCTATTGGGAGCTGGTCAACCGCCAGAACCACCCGAAGGTGGACGATCGCCTGTTCGGCATTCACGGCGGGATCACCTACAGAAATCAGAATGTTTTGTGCTTTACGCGGCGGGCGATCACCGACGCCATCGAAAAGCGCACGATCGACGAGTTCGACTTCAAGGTCAAGGACTCGGTCGAGAACCTGGAAAAGACGTATCACGGCAAGGGCAAGGGGACGGTAACGGTCGAACGGGTCGAGGACCCGGGGGACGGCTATCAGGCCGGTGAGTTGGTGCCTGATACCGTCGGCGAGGACGGATATTACGATTTTTCCGACACCGGATCCGATTAACAAATAACCATCAACAGGGAAGGAGAGGAAAATGGCTAACACCAACGCGCCCATGGGAATGGTTCCCGTGCGATCCGTTGCCGGTGGGAGCATCCCTGCAAACAACTACCGTGTAAATCAGAGCAACGCCACGGCCATTTACATCGGCGATCCGGTCGACCGCGACGCGGCCGGCACGGTCGACCTGGCCACCGCCGGCGCCGGCAGTCCGGTTCTGGGGCCGGTCATCGCGGCGTTCGACGAGACCGGGCTGCCGGTGAATTATGTGCCGGTGACATGCGACGCGGCCTACACGGTAACGGTTGCGGATGATCCCAACCAGGAGTTCGTCATGCAGGAGGATGGCGACACCTCGGATCTGGCACTGACCGACGAGGGCATCAACGTCGATCTCATCGACGGGACCGGAAGTCCGACCACCGGCCTTTCGGGCTGGCAGATCGACTCCGATTCCACATCCACATCGGCAAGCGTGCAGCTCCGGCTCATCCGGCAGGTGCAGGACGCATCCAACGCGGTGGGCGACTACTGCAAGTGGATCGTCAAAATCAACTACCATCGCAACGCCGTCGGCATTGTCGGCGCCGGCGTATAACCGGGAAAGGAGGCAACAATGGCTACCGAAACCAGATCCCGGTTCAACAGCTACATCGCGCCGGGACTCTTTGCAGTCGCAAAGGAAAATTTCAAGCGGTATCCCGAAACCTGGAAACAGCTTTACTCCATGCGGACCTCCAAACGGGCCTACGAGGAGTCGGGCTACACCTCCGGGTTCGGATACCTTGTCGAAAAGCCGGAAGGCACGGCCGTGTCCTACGATGCCCGCGTCCAGGGGCCGACCAAACGCTGGGTGCACGACACCTGGGCACTGGCCTGTCGGATCAGCCAGGAGGCCATCGAGGATGTGATGTACGGCATCATGAAGACCGCCATGAAAGACCTGGGGGTCTCTGCCGCCGCAACGCGCCACCTGCTGGCCATGCGGCTGATTATGAACGGCACATCGACCACCTATCACACGGCCGGCGACGGATACGCTGTTTTTTACGACAGCCACGTCAAGCTCGGCGGCGGCACCTGGGACAACCTCGGGTCGGCTGCCGATCCCAGCGAGGCGTCCATCGAGGCGGCCATCAAAAACTTCGAGGCCATTACCGACCACCGCGGCAAGAAATACGACCAAAAGGCCACGGCGATCTACGCGGGACCGGTCTGGGAGTTCAAGCTGGAGAAAATCCTCGGATCGACCGGCAGCACCGCGGAAGTGCACAGCGGCGTGAAAAACGCACTGAGCGCCAAGCGCAAGCTGAAGGTTATCATCGATCCGGAGATCACCGACAACCGCTGGGGCGTCATGGGCAGGAAAGACGAGGACGTGGGCCTGATCTGGTTCGACCGGATCAAGCCGACACTCAGCCGCCACGGCGATCCGGACACCGGCGACGCGAAGTTCATCATCCGCGGCCGCTGGTCCAACGAAGTGAACGACCCGCGCCAGATTTATCTGGTGCCGCCGTTCAGTTAAACCGAAATCCCCCGGTCTTCAGGTGGGGTTGACCGGGGTAAACTTTCAAGGAGGAAAATGCTATGTCTCGACCTTACAACAACCCGTTGCAGCTGGTTCACTCACTGCCGCGCTTTTATTCCGGCCGGCTGCTTTTCGTGGACAGCACCTACGGGTCCAACAGCTACAGGGGCAACAATGTCACCGAACCGCTCCGGTCGATCACCTACGCGCTGACCAAGTGCGTGGACGATCACGACGACCTGATCGTGGTCCTCAACGGCTACGACAACGACAACACCGACGCCGAAACCAACGGGGACGACACGCCGATCGATCTGGACAAAAACGGAACCACGATCCTGTTCAGCGGCCGGAACAATATGTGCACACCGATCGCCTCCGGCGACGAGATGTTCAAGTTCAGCGCCAACCAGGTCACCCTGGGCACCCTGCCGGGGTCGGCGTTCTTCCTGAAGGATGCGACCGGGGCGACGTCGACCGCATTCGCCTTTCAGGCCGCGGCCGTGGACTGCGAGGTGTACGGCGCCAGAACCGACGACACGCTCGACGGCTACGACCAGGTGGTCACCGTCAGCGCCACGTCGCATAAGGCGCATGTGCACGACTGCTGGCTCATCGGGGACACCACGGACAGCGACATCGGCGTGTCCATCGAGGGCACCGTCGCTCAGCTCTGGGTGCACGACAACGTGATCAAGGACTGTGCGACCGGGGCGTCCAAGGGCAACATCTATTCCGGCTCGGTTCATACCATGTGCCGGATCGAACACAACCACGTCAGTTGTGCGGAGGCGTCCAAGTTCGGCATCAACTTCACGGGTAATGCCACCGGCGTGATCCGGTACAACACCGTGTATGTCAACGCCGACGCCAACGCCGTGGTCAACGGCAATTGCGAGGAGTACGAAAACTACGCCAACGACGCGTACACGACCGCGGGCTTTATCGTGCCGGCGGCCGGTTCGATCACCTCCGACGTGCGGCTCAAGACCGCCATCGAGTACCTGTAACCCGCAACCCGGGGGCCTTCGGGTCCCCGGCGACCCACCCGGAGGGAAAAACATGTTTGGACTGGAATTTGTCAAAAAACTCAAGCCCTGCAAGTGGCGGTACAAAGAACCGCTCGACGACGGGGTGGAACACTTCGGGCTCATTGCCCAGGAGGTGGACAGGATCGCGCCGAAAGAACAGTACGGGTTCGTGTCGCTGGGGGGCGACGGCGTGTATCTGCGGCTGCACCTGACTGAGTTTATCGGTCCGATGGTCAAGGCCATCCAGGAACTGGAGGAACGCCTCACCCGGCTGGAGGAGCAAAATGGAAATCCCGAGAAAAGAAAAGGCTGAAAAGTTCTATTTTTTCGCATGGGACCACAGCGGCGCCATGCGTGAAGTCACCGAGGACCAGGCGATCACCGACGGCTATCGGCGGTATTGCCGGATCCTGCTGGACACCGGAACGCTGCGATACCGGCTGTTCGTGCCCAAAACGGCGGGCCGGCACCTGCGGAACGTCTATTTCCGGAAGATGACTCAATGGATCCGCGACCGGTTCGACCTGCGGGTGTCCGACAACACGAGGGGGAGACTGGCCAACGTGAACGTCAACAGCGATGGCCTTTACATCGACGGCAACACGGAAAAGGCAAAACAGGTGATTTTACCGAAAACGCCTGGACCGAGAGGGGGGTGGCATTGAAAGCGATACCGGCATTTTGGGACATGAACGACCAGAACATCATCAACGCCCTGGAGGGCATGGTCAACCAGGGCATCATGCGCGTGAACGAGCGCGGCAACTTCGAGGCGGTCCTGCCCGGCGCCGACTTTTTCAACACGTACATTTTCACGGCCAACACGGCCCTAAAGGACTGCCTGACGGCCTACGACATCCTGTTCGAAAAGTTCAACATCGTGCCGCCGTCGACCTGTGCAAGCTGCTGGAAGGTGGTGGTCCACTGCAAGACCGTTTACGAGATGTTCCAGATCTGGAGTGCCATGAAGGAACAGGGTATCCCGGGAAAGGCCGGAACGGATGAGCGGGAGTTCGCCGGCGGGTTCTACCACGTTTTCGCGTACAACGCCTCGATGGAGGAGGGCCGCGCCAAGTGGTGCCAGATGGTGAGGCTTGCCCAGGAGGCGGCCGGCGGGCATTTCATGGACGACTACATGAAGACCGTGATCCTGAAACGCGGCTGCACCGAAATGGAAGGGCGGCTGCCGTCGATCAACTGGCGGGTCCCCGAGGCACAGCTCGAGTTCGAACAGAAGGTCGCAGACCTGATCGAGCCGATGCCGCTGAAGATCGCACAGCCCGAATGGCTGATCGCGCACAAGATGCGGCGCTGGTGCACCAAGGCCCACATGATCGGGGACATGAGCTACAAGGAGCTGGAGCCGATCACCGGCCCGATCAACTTCGGGGTCAAATCGCTGACCTATCACCAAAAGGAATGGCTCGACGATGAAAACGTCATACAAGAATAGCGCCATATCCTCCAGCACCTATACGGACCTTGCCGGCAACGCGGGATGCACGTATCCGAACGCCGGGGAGCTGGAGCTGGGGGACACCGCGGCGTTCCTGGGCCACCAGGCGTACAACACGGACGATACACAAACCTCCATGCCGGCGGAAGACGCCGTCATCTCCACGGGCGTCTGCTGCGATATCTGCGGATTGCCGGTCAAGGACAAGAAACTGTTGACCAAACAGAACGGATATTACCGGTGCCGGGAGTGCATCGACGAGGAGTAGGCCATGGGATCTGCCAGAACCATTACCACCAACGACTTTATCGACGAGATCCGCCACGAGCTGCGGGACGTCGACGAAGCTCAATACACCGACGACGAGCTGCTGGTGTATGTCAATCGATGTTACGAACTGATTACCCAGATTCTGATCGACGACAACAGCGAACTGGCGGCCACCGGTTCGGCCGGCTCGATCACGCTTGCCGACGGCACCGAGACCTACGATTTGGCCTCCAACTCCATGGGCGACCTCTGGCTGCCCTTTCAGGTGGGGTTCGACGACAACGGCGAACGGCTTTATGCGATCTATTTGACTGACGCCTCCGGTAACGTGTACCCACCTCTCGAAATGTGCGACTACCAGGACCGGTACGATTATCTGACCAGCGGTTCGACCAGCGAGGGGCGGCCCACGGCCTTTTACCTGCACGGCGATTACATCGGCTTTCTGCCGGTGCCGGATGCGACCTACACCTGCACGGTGGACCGGTATTTTCCGAATTGGGAGCCGCTATCCACGTCTTTCACGCTGCAGAGCTTTAACGATTATTCGGAAACGGACGTTGGGGCTGACCGGCTGACCGTCAACAGTAGCATCTTGCAGACGATTGCCGATCTGGACCAGGACGAAACCGTCTACAACATCAAGGAATCGGCAGTCTCCGGCGATTTCAAGCGGCGGTTCGGCATCAATGTATCGAGCAGCAGCACGACCAATCCGGATTCCTACTGTTTCGTCTGGGCGCTTGCCGACGGCGGCGCCGATGTCGTCAACGAGCAGACGCATTATTTGTATTGTCAGAGTCTTGTGGATAATGCCGACACCCACCAACTGGCATGTGTAGGTGACGAGATTTTTAGCGCCGAAGACTTATACCTCGAATACGACACCAACTACTACATCGAGATAGAACGCAGCGACACGTCGGTCTATTTGAGGGCCTACGTGGACTCGGGATACACCATACAGCATTCATCCTGCACGTCAACGTTCACGTCCGCACGAAGCTATACACACGAGTATGCCATGAGCGCATACGAAACGGCGGGTACCGGCCGGGCGTGGTGCGGCACCATCTTTAGCCTGCAGACCGGAT